ACTAAATGCAGTAACATCTAACGGTTCTTATTGGTCTTTAGCGGTTCAAATACCTGTTAATGTAGAATTAGCAGGTATTACGCAAAATATTAGATCAGGGTATACGGAAACAACTCCAAGTGAAGATGCAGTTTTTAAAGAATTTGCTAAATATACAAAAACAGATGATTTGCCTATTATTCCTGTACCGTTTCCAAAACGTCAATTTACAGCCGACGGAGTTCAAACAACATTTGATTTAACAACAACAGCATTAGCTAACATTGTTTTTTGGAATGGTGCACCTTTAGACGATGCCGATTGGTCTCAATTAGGAAATATCTTAACATTAACATTTACGCCAGATGCAGGCGCAAAAATAAAACCAGCATAACATGAAAAAAATACTTTTTTTATTATTACTTACCGTATCGAGTTACGGGCAAACGTTGCAGAATCCTACATACGGAAATACAACAACAAACACGCTTAAAATTAAAACGCCTGCAACGGTATCTACTGTTAATTTCTTATCAACGAACGAAGCAGACGGAAGCGTTAGCAAGATTGCGCCTATAAACGTAAATATTCCGTACATGCCTGTAAATTACAGCGCGCCTACACAGACAATAGGCAATCATTTAGCAGGCATTGACACACGTTTAGGGCAAATCAGCAGTACTTCGGCAGGACTTACACAACGTGTTTGGTTTACGGCCGATAATACAACAGTTACAGCTGGAACGTTTTTCGCTTCAAATCCATTAGGAAAAGGAGCAACCGCAACTGGTTCGCCTTCTGCTTTAGTATTGGGGGATAACGTAAAAGCTTATTTCAATAAAGATTTGATTTCTGGAGCACAGCCTTCGGCTACAATTGGTTATGCAGGGACTTACAGCGGTAATTTAACCGTATCGGCAACACCAACACCAAACGCAACACAGCAACGTTTTACTTTAGAAGTTTATCGCTGCAACAATGGAGGCACACCAATTGCTTCAGGAGTATCAGGTGCTCCAGTTGGGGATTTGGGCGTTACAGTAGTAGCGATATTGGACAGCGGTTTGGTAAATTTAGTTGCGGGATCAATCAGCAATGTTTCAATTTCTGGAACACTTACGCAAAACATTACAATAAATACAGGCGAAAGACTTCGCTATCATGTATCTGCTCAAAAAGTCGGAGTAGGAGGCGGAAATGTTACTTTTGGCGTTTATTACGGCAGTTCTTATAATTCTTATTATGATGTTCCTGTAGCAATTACTACAGACGCGGTTTTGAATAAAAGCAACATTACACCGGCAGTTACGTCAAGCGACGCTTTAAACACAATCAACGGAGCTTTGATTTATAAAAGAACAATTTCTCAAATTCGCGCATTATCTGGAACTTTGCCAAGCAATAATTTTTATACTACTGATTTAGGGCAGGAAGGGAACTGGTATTACGACTCAACAGATGTCACAAGTTCTGACAACACAGGAACTATTTTAGTTACTTCCGATGGAAAACGTATAAAAAGAATTTTTAATGATTCTGTTAATATTCAATGGTTTGGAGCTATTGGAGATGGAACAACAGATAACACTGCATTTATTCAAATCGCAATAGCTACAGGTAAAAAAATATTTGTACCGGAAGGTGTTTTTATAACTTCAAATATAAATTTATTGAATAATTCTAACATATCAGGATTAGGAGAAAAAAGTATTATAAAATTTAAATCTGGGTCTATTGGTTATATGTTAAACGCTGATTTAGTAGGAGGTATTAACATAGATAAAGTAGCGTTATATGGTGCCGATGATATAGAGTATCAGACAGTATCTTCTATAGGTACTAGATCAGGTATTTATTTAAACACTAATTTTCCTAAAAGCAAAATAACTAATTGTAAAATATATGGGTTTAATGCAATAGGAATCGGATATAATGGAACTGTTACCTCAAAGGACAATAAAAGTATAGACATAAATAACTGTAATTTCCTAAGTAATTATTGCGCAATATCTACTGCGCCAAACGGAGTTAATCACTATACAAGCGTTTCTGGTGGTGCTGGCGGTGAATATAGTAATATAATAGGATCTTCTTTTTATCTAAATAGATATGCAGTAGTTGCTAGTGCTGGCAATACTAATGTTACAGGAAACGTAATAAGTAATAATGGATATGGAATTTACACAACATCAGTCAGTAATGTCGGGCATGGGAATATAGTTAGCAATCTTATTAATCATTCTACTGTAAACTCAATAGAGATGGTAGATAATATAATAAGCCATGTAATAACAGGTAACGCGATATACAGTGGGAACATAGTATTTACAAATTGCACAGGAATTATTTTCAGTAGTAATCAGATAAGCGTTACAGGAATTACTATTACAGGATCAGGTTTTCACAACTTTGCAGATAACTTTTATTTTTTAGATCCTATATTTTCTGGAGGTTTTACTAACTGCCTTTTCTCAAATAACTTTAGTAAAACATTAAATGAATTTGTAAACAATGATTCTTTTATAGGAAAAATAACATCAGGTTTTATCCCTAGAGCGAACAGCGTTGGAAGATTTGTAAATGCTAATATTTATGATGATGGATCGAACATAGGAATAGGAACAACTAACCCTATGGGTAAACTAAATGTGTTAACCGGAACTGTTCAAACCACTGATATAGCAAACCAATTGTCTGGCAGTGTATCTATGTCTAATTTCGGCTCAGGTGTAGCAATTCCGTTAATTTCTGGGAAGTCTTCTACTTCAGTAGGTTTGTATGTTTTGTCATCTACAACAGATGTTCATGCGGGTTCCGCAGATATGCAAATTAATGTTAGAAAAACAGATAATACAGATTTTACCACACTTACAAGTTCAGCATTTAAACTTTCCAGATTTAGCACGACTTTGGTAGATATTTTACGAAACGGGAACGCTACTTTTTCAGGTAATATAACCGCACCTGGTTTTATAGGTAGCGCAACCCTAACAGGAACGCCAACAGCACCAACAGCAACAGCAGGAACAAACACAACTCAGATTGCTACAACTGCTTTTGTTCAGGCGGCAATAGGAACTTCTGGAGCATATACGCCAACACTTACAAACACTTCAAACGTGTCTTCTAGTTCATTACAAGACGCGGTATATACAAAGATAGGGAATATTGTAACGGTTAGGGTAGGCTATCAATTGACACCAACAACAGGAGGCACAAGCACTACTTTGACTATTACTTTACCTATAAATAGAGTATCTACTACAGCTACAAATGTAGGGTCTGGCGTTATCTCTCAAGGTTCAAGTATTACGAGCTCTTTGGTTCAATTGCCATCAGCTAACAGCACGCAAGCTGTAATATTATCTATACCGCCTACAAATGCATTATTGGCAGGTGTGGTAAGTTTTAGCTATTCTATACTTTAATTAAAACAAAATATATAAAACATGAAAAATATTACAGATATAGTTAGGGCATCCATTACAGGCATAACAATGCTTTTTGGGTTTGTATACTTTTTTTTAGCAGCATTTATTTATGAGGTAAAAGACCCGCAGATCACTATTTGCGTTGTCAGTTTAATGACAGGAGTATTTGGGTATTGGCTAGGCTCTAGTTTGGGAAGCTCTAAAAAACAAGACACATTAGACGCTATTCAAAAAACAGCCAATGCTAGTTCTGATGGCGATCCAATCCCGCCAAATGGACCAAAAGGTGGTAAACCATGAAAATAGAAAAAATACCAATTTATACACTGCTTATGTTTACAGCAGTGTATATGCTTTTTGCTAAAAACACGCCAATTTGGAATGGATTATATTTTGTTTCTAATTATGGCATAATGGCTATTTTATTTTACGAATGCAAAGATAAATGGATTAAGATTATCGGTACTTCATTGTCACTATCTATTCTTATTTTTTCTGTATTAAAATTCTTTATATCTTTAAATCAAAATTATCTAGACATTTTAAATGTGATTATATTTATATTGATCGCATTAGCTTTTTATAAATTAGAGCCTAAATAAGTAATGCATTACCTACTGTCAAAAACATTAAATATAGGAACATGGTTCTCGACAAGTTTGTTTTTTATAAGCGAATATGTTGATGCTAATATGATTTACAAATCAATCATAGCTATTCTAAGCTTGGTTTTGCTAGTTCTGCAATTAACAAATCAATGGAACATAAGACAAGATAGGAAAGAAAAGAAGATGCAGGAAGGAAAGGTTATTATATTGGATAAAGATAATTCTTATGGAGAAATTAAAGATTCATTAACGGATAATAATCACGAAAACTTAAAGAAATGACACCAAAAGAATTTGTACAAAAATTTAGAAAAGACGCAGAAGAATGCCAAATGACTACAGGAATACATTTTGTAGCTACTTTGGCTCAAGCTGCGCTTGAAACAGGATGGGCGAAAGCAGTTCCAGGAAATATGTTTTTTGGTATTAAAGCAAAAGCAACTGACACAGAAAAACAATTAATCACAACACGAGAGATTTTAAAAACTCGTAATGCAAAGTTTCCTGAGATAATTTCAATCACAGACAATAAAAACGGAACATGGAGTTATAAAGTAAAAGATTGGTTTCGTAAATATAAAACTCCTGCGGATTCTTTTAAAGATCATTCGCGATTCTTTTTTAAAAATCCAAGATACGCAAAAGCTTTAGAAGTTCGCGGAGACTATAATAAATGGTTTGATGAAATAGCCAAGGCAGGCTATGCAACCGACCCAAATTACGCAAAAACATTAAAAGCAGTTGCTAAAACAATAATCAAAAATTTATAGATCATGAAAACCATAATCAAAACATTCATAATACTAACCGTTATTTCATTAATTTGGTTATTACTTTCATGCGGTTCCCGTAAAGTAAACAAAGAGCATTCAAAAGAAGAAACAAAAACGGAGCAAATCGACAACTCAATCACAGAAATACAATCTGAATCAAACATTAAGCAAACAACTACTTTGAAAGTTGATGATAAAAACGAGATTGTTTCAAAGGAAGATACTTTCGAGCCTATAGACCCGACAAAAGAGGCTTCAATAATAGACGAAAACGGAAAAAAGACAATCTTAAACAACTCAAAAAAAACAAGTAAATCAATTAATCAAAAGAATAATACGGCAACTAGTAAGGAAATCTTACAAGTTGAAACGAAAAAGGAAGCTATAACAGAACAAAAAGCCGTCAAACAGGTAAATACATCTAAAAAAGAAAATAGTTCAAAGGCTATAAATAAAAAGCAGTTTAACCCATTTGAGTTGCTTTGGTTGATAATCCCTTTGTTAATTATTTATTGGGCATACAGAAAATATAAAAATTTGCCGTAACGAAATAATTATTATCTTTACATTATTAATTAACACTTTAAAAAATTAAGCAATGAGAACATTACAAGCAAAGTTCAAAGTAGGCTCAGTAGTAGACTACGGAAACAAAAACATTGAAGCAAATATGACGGCTGTTATTGGGGATTCTCCAGAGAACAAAACGTTTAGCATTTACACTCCTAACGCTTCGGTTAAAATGCATATCACTAATCCTGATGCATTAGATTTCTTTGAAGCAGGAGAAGAATATATTTGCGAGTTTAGAAAAGCGTAATTTATTTTATTATCTTTACAGTCTCAAGTACAAAAATTTCTTTCATAATTTTATTTTTACAGTTTTTAGGCTTTTGAAGTCTGGTTAACTTCGCAATTTGGGGATTATTATTAAAACCGCTTCTTAATTGGAGCGGTTTTTTTGCATTCTACACGTCAACGAAAACTATTAAAGTGTTAATTTTTAGTTTTAAAGTAATTTTATTTTAATTAAATTATTGTGTAATTAAAAAATAGTGTTATATTTGCTCTAAGATAGCCACTAAAACAAAATTATCATGAATACAATAACTATAGAATGCGGAAAAGGATTACAAGCTATATTGGTAGACATATTAAAGCCTCTTTCATTAAGAAAATCAGATGGTAAAACTCAATACAGAGCTACATTTGAATTAGTAGGCGTTGAAGACAATCCAATACAGCTACTAAAAGATTACGGTCATGGAGTATTCGAATGTTTAAATATAATTTCAATAAACTAAATATAAAACTATGGCAAGACCTAAAATTAAAGATCGCGGAGAAATTAAAGACATTCTAACGATTAGCATCGAAAGAAAGTATTTAACCAACCAAGACAAAGAACAATTAAGAACAGTTGCTTACTCGGCAATTGTCGGATTTATTAACAACCAAAAAACAAATTGAAATTATGGAATTTAAAGGGACTAAAGGAGAATGGGATATATATGTAGATGACGATTTTTTTTGTGTTAAAAATGAAAAATTAGAAGATGTATGTATAATAAGTTCTAAGATTATCGATGATGAAGAAAGTGCAAATGCAAAACTTATTTCATATGCACCTGAACTTTTGGAAATGGTTAAAAAATTGCAATTTGAATTAACCGAGAATATAAAAGATCTTCACTTAAAAGGTTTTCTTGAAGCTGATTTTCAAACATGTTATGAAGCGCACGAACTTATTAAAAAAGTTACATCATGAAAAACTTTGCAGTAATAACCAACAGCCAACGGGATTTTAATGTTTTTAAATTAGAAAACCAATATTCCTGAACTACACACAACTTCATCCAAGTGCAAACTATTGAAGATGTATTAAAGAACCAATTCAACGACTACGTTAATAAAAGCAATTCCGTTAAGATGCCGAATGTGAATGCGATTATTAAGGCTGTTGAGAATAATATTAATCAGTTAAATTAAAGAGGTATGAATATAGCAATATCAAAAGAAATAGGTGTCATTCAAAACACAGCTTACAAAATAAGTCAAAAAATATCTAAGCTAAGAGAGAAGTTAGAAGTTGATCAAGAAAAATTTTATAATTTTTCAGAAAAGAAACAAGAATCCGAAAAAGGTCAAGAGCTTAATCAAAAAAATGAAGATTTAGAAACTCTTATTTATGAACTGGAAGAGCAACAGGAGATACTTGAAAGCGTGGCAGAACAATTGGAATTAATATCAAACGGCACCGAATAATGAACCCAGAACTAATAAACCACTGTAAAACGCAAATCCGAAAGAACTCAAAGCGAGTGTACAGAAAGTCTTTGAAGTTGGTTGTAGTGTCTAAAAATGGCGCAATAACAACAATCCAAATAACAACCCACTACGCAAAAGAAATCAAACAACAGGCAAAAGTATTTAAAAACAATATTATTACTAACCAGATAAATAAATATGATTATGAACGATAAAATAGATTACTTAGAATTAGCACAAGATTTTTTCTTAGAACTTAAAAAAGATTTTCAAAACGAAGACAACGATTCAATGGGTGGCGCTAGTTCAAAAGATTATAATATAGACGGTTTTGAATTTGAAATATTTGTCGATGGATTTTGGGAGAAAGCAAAGTTTTTCGATTATAAAGTAGTTGATAAATCAGGAGCTATTATCGAATCAGGAGATTATTGTTTTTAACCATGTACATCACAGTCCACATAAAAATACCGTACAGAAAGGTATCTAAAGCGAAAAACACAATAACCAAAATGAATAAGGACAATTGGACTCTCACATGTAAAAATCGTGGCTTCTTTTCAACAACCTATTCATTCAGTAAAATAATTTAAACCCTAAAATAGAAATAAAATTATGGAAACATTAACCCATTGGAAGAAAAACAATGATTCGCGCTACATTAGCGGAGAAGATTTAAAAGCCGAACTAAAGGGCTTAAAAAAAGAAATGAATGTCGTAATTTCAAAGTTTGAAGATTCTGAAACTTTCGACATGAACAGCCAAAAAAAACTAACTCGTACAGGTTTTTGGCTTTCAGAATATCCAAGCGGGAAGCCGTTATACAAACCTGTTATTTTGAACAATACAAACGCTAATTTTTGCGAAAAGGAGTTTGGAAGCGAATACATGGAACATTGGCTAAATAAACCGCTTGTGCTTTACGCGTTAGCTGATAAAAGACACGGACATGTAGCAAGATTCAAAAAGTATTATGCGCCTCAGATATCAGATGTAAACGCGTTGGCAACTTTAAACAAATCTAAAACATTAGATGAGTTAAAATCTAATTGGGAGTTATTGACCGCGACTGAAAAGAATTTACCGACCGCATTATCTTTAAAAGACAAACTTAAAAACGAACTTAAATAATTATGGAAACCAAAATAAGTAAAAAAAGATTAAAAGAGTTAGAGAAAGCCGAAGCAAAATTAAACGCATTAGAAAACGGAGGTGTTGATAATTGGGAGTGGTACGACCAAGCAATGACGGCCTATAACGATTCAGTTGAATTAGAAGAAAAAGTAGAACAGCTTTTAGAAGATATTGAATGCACTTTATTAGTAGGTGTTTATGAACCAAGCGAAAGAGGCGCAGGATTCGCTGCTTCGGATGATGCAAGAGAACAAACATTAGAAATATTAATGAATTTTGCAAAAGAATTGAAGCCATGATAAACTACAAAAACATTGAGCAGAATACCCCAGAATGGCACGCGATACGATGGAGAAAAATAGGTGGCACATCATCAAAAGGTCTGTTTGTTGATTCTGAAACATTATTCATTGATTTGCTTTCTCAGCATTTAGAAGAATATAAAGACCAAGATGAAGAAGGTTACATGAACGATGCAATGATACGCGGTAAGGAATTAGAACCGAGAGCACTTGAATACATTTCACAATACACCGGAATACAATTTCATAATTCAGGATGGCTACAAAGCGAAGAATCTAAATTATTAGGCGTTTCTCCTGATGGAATTTCAGAGTGTGAAGAATACGGAGCAGAAGCAAAATGTTTATCCAGGAAAGAACACACCGCAATTTTAGTAGAGAACAAAACGCCAAAGGAAAAGATACCGCAAATAGTTGAATACTTTACCGTAAACCCTAAATTTAAAAAAGTTTGGTTTATCGCGTACAGACCTGAAAGTATCAAGCCTTTTATTGAAGAATTTACGCGTGAATCGGTTGTTGATATGGGATGGAAAAAGAAAGTTGAAGTTGAAGTAATTGGAGCAAAAGGAACGCCAATAAAGCCGAAAATTGAAACGGTTACGGATTGGCGAACAATTGACAAATGGACAAAAATTGCTATCGAAAGAGCGAATAAATTAGAAGTTAGAATCGAAGAAAAAATTAAACAATTAAAATTTTAAATATGACTATCAAAGGAGAAATCGAACACATCGGAACAGAGGAAACAAGCGGAACATTTAAAAAGCGTTCTTTAATATTGAAAACAGAGCGAGATTCCCAATATCCACAATCAATTAATATTGAATTTCAGCAAGACAGAGTTGATTTAATTGATCCGTATAATGTCGGTCAGGAAGTTACAGTATCTTATAATTTAAAAGGTAGAAAATGGACAGATCCGCAAGGTGTAGACAAGTATTTTAATACTATTGTAGGTTGGAAAATTGAAGGAAACACAAACTTTTAGCCATGACCACCAACCCAAACAACATCGAAGTAATAGACCCTGAAACAGTAGCTTATGAAACTAAAGATTGAACAGAAAAAGAAGCTGAGAGCTAAAGAGCGATTAAATTTAGCACCTTTTAAAATAGAAACTAAACAGGTTTATATTCAAAGGTTAATTGATAAACATTATCCTAAACCTGAACGATACGAAATATTTGAATCAAAATTTAATAATTAATAATCAATAAACAAAAATAATTATGAAATTAAAATTAATAATCCCGCCCGCAGAAACATTTATTTTAAATAAAAAACAAGAGTTAGAATTTAATATTGCTCCAACTCCAAAACAAGTAGAGGAATGGATGATTGAATTTACTAAATTACATCTCGAGGAATCATTTAAACAAATAAGTAAAAAGTTTAAAAATCCTGATAATATTAGGACTATATTAAAAACGTATTCTTTAGATAACGTAGTATAATAACCCAAAGCCGATTCACTTCGGCTTTTTTTTAGTGATATGCGGAAATGTTAAAGTTTTAGAAAAGTGTTGCGTAATTCAAAAGATGTTGTATATTTGTACTCAGATAACCATTAAAAATAAAATTATGTATCACGATGAACTTTACCCAACACCACTACATGTATTAGAAATTATGCAACTTGATTGCGTAGGAAAAATTGTTTTAGATCCTCATGCAGGATTTGGAAACATTTTAGAATACGCTAAAACAATAGGGGCAAAAGAAATTATAGCAATTGAAATAAACGAAAGATGTCAGTCTATTTTAAAAGATAAACAAATAAAATTAATAGGCAAAGACTTTTTTAATTGTACAGCTGAAATGATTTCTCATGTTGACTGCATTTATATGAATCCTCCTTTTAGCGATGCGCATAAACATATTTTGCATGCTTGGGAAATCGCTCCTGAAGGCTGTGAAATAGTTTCTTTGTGTAATTGGCAAACAATTGAAAACTTCAATAGATACGGTAAGCTTTCCGTAATATTAAAAAACGGAATTACAGAAAACATAGGTGACGTATTTTCAACTGCTGAAAGAACTACAGGAATTGACATAGGATTAATAAAACTTTACAAACCTATACTAAGCGAAGGAGCCGAATTTGAAGGCTTTTTTATGGACGAAGACGAAGAAGAGGAACAAGGTATTGGAATAATGGAGTTTAACGAAGTTAGAGCTTTAGTAAATAGATACGTTGGAACAATGAAAGCGTTCGATTTAATGAAAGAAGAAGTTGAAAATGTAAATAGATTACTTTCTGGTATAAATATGAGTAAAATTGATTTACAAATAGGTTATAATAAATCAGTAGCCAATAAAGATGACTTTTCTAAAACTCTTCAAAAAGAATCATGGAAATATATATTTTCAAAAATGAGGATGGATAAATATGTAACCTCTGGGGTTATGAAGGATATAAACAAATTTGTTGAAACACAGGAAAAAGTTCCATTTACAATGAAAAATATTTACAGAATGTTTCAAATAATTGTAGGTACAAGACAAAATACCTATAACAGAGCTTTAGAGGAAGCTATAGACAATTTTACAAAACATACCCACGAAAATAGATATAAAATTGAAGGATGGAAAACTAATTCAGGACACATGCTTAATAAAAAGTTTATTGTTGATGGAATGGTAGAAGAAAAATATAATAGAGAAGGTTTAAGCATGCGTTATTCTTCTTATGGTAGCGATAAAATGGATGATCTCATAAAAGTACTTTGCAATATTACTGCTAAAAATTACGACAATTACGGCAGAATATACAATTGGAACAGTATTAAAAATCCTGAATATGGCAAACCAAACCAAATAAATATTTTACCTAATACATGGTATGAATGGGGTTTTTTTGAAATGAAGTTCTTTAAAAAAGGAACTATGCATATTAAATTTAAAGATTTAAACGATTGGTACATGCTAAACAAAGCTTACGGAGAACTAAAAGGATTTTCATTGCCAGAACAACATAAAAATTAATTACAACATGAAACAAGAAAGTAAAAGAGGTGGTAAAAGAGCAGGTGCAGGACGCCCAAAGAAAGAACCCACAACAACAATACGTATTCCGTGTATTTTAAAACCTATAATTGAAAGGTATGTAAAAATTAAAATGTTAAAGTTTTAGATTGTTGTTGCAAATATCAAAATTAGTATTATATTTGTATAACAAAAACAAAGAAACCATGTACAACAAATCAATCATATTCAAATCAGCCCACGCAATCTACAAAATGCAAAACGTAACTTTTTCTGAGGCTTTGATAGAAGCGTGGTGCAAAGTAAAACAAGGTGTTAAAGCTATTGTAATGAAGTGTAATAGACTGGTAAAAAGCAAAGGATTAGGATATGAAACGGTTTACTTTAATGAATTGGTTTTTACTAATATTGTAGTGAGTAGAGATTCAGTAGCTTACAATCCTGCTATTGAAAAATGGTACGGATGCGGAATGTATAACAACGATTAATTATGGATCATTTATTATTACACGGAACTACTGCAACTTTAATGAGTGACAAACTAAAAGAAGAATGGTTTGCAAAAAGAATAAAATTACATGAAATAAAAGACAGGCTTTGCAAATTAGAGATACCTAGTTTTTTACGTAGTGAAATAATACAAATGTCTGAATATAGAAAATATGACAGGATTAAAGATGATATAGAGGAAGCAATGTTTGATGCTGTTTGTTATCATATAGTAAAAGAAATAATGAAATAAGAAACGATTAATTAACCACTTAAAAATAAATATTATGAAAGAGTTTCAAATTGAGAAAGTAAGAAAAGCAATAACCGCAGTTGGGGATAAAATTTTATTAGTCAATTATTATCCTGCACAAGATAATTTAAGTCACTTTTCATTTTACAATGAAGATGCTGTAAAAGATGCAAAATCAAAATTCTCAGCAGGAAAATGGAATATTAAATGTCTGCATAATTGGAAAACAAATATTAAAGAACAATACCAAGAATGTAGAAATTGCGGAATTGGACATGCATTGTAAAACCAACAGATAAATAAAATCACTAAAAATAGAATTATGAGTATAGAAAAAGAATTATACAGTAAGTTACCAAAGGATAAAATAAAGATTAATTTCAATAGAAATCCGGTTCCAATGGAAAAGTTTTTATCATTCCTAACTATTCCAACTGAAAGAATACATGACCATTTAGGTTCGTCAAACGGATGGACTAGATTTGAAAATAAAGAAAATAAATTAATTGTAAGTGGCGGAATATGCGACAATGGCCATTGGTTGCATTATTTGGAATATGGTAAAAACATTGATAATCCTTATAATAACTTTATAAATCCTTTGCAAATGTTAGATATTTTGAATGACGAAGGAAAAAGGTTTTTCGTAAACTATTATAAAACTGATATTCAAAAGATAATTGATAAAACAAAATCAGATGTGGCTTTTATAGAAAACCAGCTTAAAAATGCAAAAGTTTTAAGATCACAAATTAAAGCAGAAACCGACAAATTATTTTCGTTATGAGAACAACCCAACAGATATTCGCAAACCTCAACAACGCCCTTAAAAAACGATTGTTGCCGGAACCGACAAATAGAGAACCAATCGAATGCACATCGTTTTCTGACAAATACGATGATGTTATTAACTTTAATTTAGAACAACATGGAATTAAAAACGACTAACTTAAGAATAGGTAATTATATTTGGGATGATTACAGTGGAGTAATGATTATTCATCAAATAAGTAACGATTTAGTATATTGTAAAAAAGAAAATCATTTACCTAGTGGCAGATATGATATACAAAGTATCAAACCTATAGTTATTGATGGTAATTGGCTATTAAAACTTGGCTTTAATTACATTGGTGGTAATTATTATTTAGACCATGGATCTATTGAAATTGGATTAATGACATCTAAACGTTTTTATCTTCAAATAAGAAGCGAAAATACAACCTTAGATATTAAATATATTCATCAGTTACAGAACTTTTGGCACGTACTTACAGGCAAAGAACTAACCCCCACAAATTTATAACTTAAAAACAATATAAAGATGAAAACGGCAATACAGAACCTATATCAAAACTTGATTGATATTCCAGAGGTAATGAATTTACCTATGGATTTAATCCAAAAAATAACTTCAGAATTTAATGATGCTCACTATGAAGAAAGAGTACAAATTGAAGTGGCTTTTATTCATGGAAACAGACTTGAATTCTATGATGCAACAGAAGAAGAAGCTTGTCAAAAATACTACAACCAAACATTCAAAAACTAACGCCAAAAGGCACAAAATAGGAGATTATGAAAGACTTAATTATATCAAGATTAGAAAGCTACAAAATGCATAGGCAAGAATGGATTGATAAACAGAACAATTATAAATGGACTTCACATGAATTAGAAAATGGGTCGACATTGTATGGAAGTTATCAAGAAAAAGAAGCTTTATTTACTACTAAAATAGTAGAATTAGAATGGGTTTTAAGCATTATTATATAAAAACATATTGCACAATCCAACAATATTCCCTACATTTACATAAAACAAGGCTAGTAAAAATTAGGCTTATTAAATAAAAAGAAGTATATTTGAATATCAATAACAGCGAACGTCCACCGCTTGTAAAGTATAAGGTAACTTACCTTAAACAACCCGAATTATGACAGGAGTGGACGCCTTGATTATTTCGGGTTTCTTTTTTACTATGATTTTGAACTACACAATTCAGGATTTAAAAAATTACATTGAGCTTATAGAAAACTATAATAATAAGTTTTTTAAGATAGATGTAAAAAACATTCACGATTACAGAATATCTTTTGCAATACTTTGTGATGTTATTTTTGATGATAACATTGCCGAAAAAGCATTAAGTAGTTTGAATGTAGCAGAAAGGAATAGTATTGTAATTGTTTCAGATAACAAGAGAAAAGAAGCGAACATTTATATTTCTAAAAAGAATATACGAAAAGAGGTTTTTAGGATTCACGGCAACAGTTGTTTAAAATGTGGTTCTAACTATAAATTATCTTTAGATCATATTATTCCAATTTGCAAAGGTGGCCAGAATTGCATAACAAATCTACAGCCGTTATGTAAAAATTGCAATTCAAGCAAAGGATCTAAAATTATTGATTACCGAAAAGCGTGTCACATGTATTAAAAAACACCCTAATACATATTATATAAAAAACGATATTTAGTAAAAAATCATTTTTTAAAATAAAAAAAGTAAAAAAATGTGTCATTGCGACACAAAAACATAAAATCTCAATGTTTTAAAGGGATTAAAGCGTGTCACATACCGTGTCACATCATTAAAAACATAATTATTATGATCGCATTAGTATCTATTTTTAAGCTTATAACCGATGTAAACAATCCTTATCATAAGGATATTAATTACGCTTTGGACAGAATAAAAAACGGAAATTCAAAAGACATGATTCTTAAGCTTAGAAAAATGAGCAAAGAAGATTATGATAAAAACAAAAAAATACTTCCTGTAGTTTGTTTTAATGGACAGTTTAAAACTAGATCAGATTCAAACATAATTGAACATTCTGGATTTATGATTTTAGATTTTGATAAGTTCGATTCTGAAGAAGAAACTGTTATTTTTAAAAATTCAATTTGCTCAGACAAATATATTTTCGCTTGTTGGATTTCTCCAAGTGCAAAAGGAATTAAGGCTTTGGTAAAAATACCAAAAGAACCTAAGAATCATAAAGGATATTTTTGTTCTATTGAAAAATACTTTAATCATCCTAATTGGGATCAAAGCGGGAAAGATTTAAGCAGAACATGCTTTGAATCTTATGATCCTGAAATATTTATTAATCCTGATTCGGAGTTATGGACTGATTTGGAACAGCCAGAAATTGAAGAAATTGGAGTTTTTGAACCAATTGTTAGAATGACTTCGTCAAATCAAATAGTTGAGAATCTTCTAAAATGGTGGAGTGAAAAATATGGTTTCATAGAAGGAAAGAAAAATACAAATCTTCATGTTTTAGCCTCTGCTTTTAATACTTTCGGAGTTACCAAGACTGATGCTGAATATGAGTGTTTAAAATTCAATACGGGCGGAAAAGAAGAAGAAATTTTAAAATTAGTTGCTTCTGCTTATAAAAGAACTAGCGAATTTAACACGAGAGCTTTTGAGGATACCGTAAAAAAAACACAAATAGAAAAGCTAATAAGATCAGGTAAACCAAAAAAGGAAATACAAAACGAGTTTAAAGACATTGATCTGAATTTAATAAAAGATTCTTTGGATATTGACGAATTTTGGTTTTATAATGACAAAGGGAAAATAAATTTATCTACGCATAGATTTAAATTCTGGCTGGAGCAAAATAATTTTTTTAAGTTCTACCCTTCGGATAGTTCAAGTACTTTTACTTTTATAAAAAAGGAACAAAATTTACTTGAAGAAACTAATGACAAAAGAATTAAGGATTATGTTCTTAATAATATATTAAGCCGTGAGAATATTGGTTACGCTCCTTATGATTACATGGCATCAAATACCAGTTATTTTAAGAGTGAATTTTTATCAATGCTTGATACTACCAAAGTAAAAATAAAAGAAGATACTTTAGAGGAATGTTTTTTATATTTCAAAAATTGCGTTGTTGAAGTAAAAAAAGATAAAGTTAAGCAATACGATTACTTAGATATTGATGGTTATGTTTGGAAAAGACAAATTATTGACAGGGATTTTGTAAAAGAAGATCATCATTCGGCTGTGTTCAGAAAATTCCTTTGGCTTATATCTGGAAAAGACGTAAGTAAATATAATAGCTTTAAATCGGTTATAGGCTATTTGCTTCACTCATTCAAAACCTCAGCAAACAATAAAGCGATAATTTTCAATGATGAAACAATTTCAGAGAATCCAAACGGAGGAAGTGGAAAAGGATTGTTTTGGAACGCTCTAAAAAACATGAAAAAACTTAGCAGAATTGACGGGAAGTCTTTTGAGTTTACAAAATCTTTTCCTTATCAGACAGTTTCAACAGATACTCAAATTTTGGTTTTTGATGATGTTAAAAAGAACTTCAATTTTGAATCATTATTTAGTTTGATTACTGAGGGAATAACATTAGAATACAAAGGACAGGACGCTATTTCTATTCCTGTAGAACAGTCTCCAAAAATATTGATAACTACAAATTATACAATTGGAGGTGTTGGTGGTTCTTTTGAAAGGAGAAAATTTGAAGTTGAAATGAGTTCTTATTTTAGCTATAAGCACACGCCTTTGGATGAATTTGGACATATGTTGTTTACTGATTGGGATAGCAAAGAGTGGCTTAGATTTGACAACTTTATGATAAACTGTGTTCAATATTATTTGCAAAATGGATTAGTTAAACACGAATTTAATAATCTTGAAGTAAGAAAGTTTATAAAAGAAACGAGTTTTGAGTTTTACGAATGGTCACAAGATAGAGATAATTTACCGCATAATATTAGATTAGATAAATCTGAATACTTCCATAAGTTTATTGCAGAATATCAGGATTTTAAAAAATGGCTTACTCAAAAGAGATTTACTCAATGGTTAGAGGAGTATGGTAAATTTTACAATATTGAATTTAATACTGGAAGAACTCACAGTATGAGATTTATTGAGTTTGTGGATAAAAACGAAAAACCAGAAGATATAGATAACGAAATTCCTTTTTAATGGAATATAATTTATTACTTAGAATGTACGATTATCATTGTAATTTATTTATCGATGGTAAAATATGTTTAGAAATGTTTCAGGCAATAGAAACCGAGTATATTAAAAGAAAACAACTATTTACAATTAACCTTAACTGAATTATGAAAAAAACACTAAGAGATTACCAGAAAGAAATATCATTAAAAGGAATTGAAATACTAGGTAAATACGGACTTGTTTATTACTCTATGGAAGTTCGTACAGGAAAAACAGCAACTGCGCTAGAAACGGCTTATTTATACGGCGCAAAGGTTGTTTTATTCCTAACTAAAAAACGTGCTATTACGAGTATTGAAAATGACTATAAAGATTTCGGTTATGAGGATAAATTTGATTTAATTGTTGCCAATGACGAAAGTTTACATTTGATTACTTCAATACCGGATTTAGTAATACATGATGAGCACCACAGGTTTGGAGCATTCCCAAAGCCAAATAAGACCGCAAAATTATTTAAAGATAAATTTGGAAAACTTCCAATGATTTTTTTATCTGGCACACCTCATCCAGAATCATACTCGCAAATATTTCATCAGTTTTGGGTAAAGGTTGGTTTCTGGAAAAGGCATATTAATTTTTATAAATGGGCGAATGATTACGTAGTTAAAAAGAAAAAGCATTTAGGATATGCAGAAGTAAACGACTATACAGAAGTTAATGCGGACGGAATGAATTTTATACGCAAAATGCAGGAACTAATATTTGTTTCTTACACCCAGGTTCAATCGGGTTTTAATACCTCGGTAAATAAAAAAGTTTTGTTTTGTGATATGAAGCCAGAAACAGCATTGTTGCAAAAACAACTTATAAAGAACCTTTATTTAAAAATGAACGATCAGGATATAATTGCAGATACAGCCGTTAAGCTTCAAAATAAAATACATCAGTTAAGTTCAGGATCAATAATAACAGACGAAAAAAATACAATCGTAGTAGATTATTCAAAAGCGGAATTTATAAGAGATTATTTCAAAGGTAAAAAATTAGCAATATTCTATTTTTTCAAAGAGGAATATAATATTTTAGATACTATTTTTTTAGATGATTTAACCAATGATTTAGAAACTTTCAATACAACTGATAAACATATTGCATTACAGCAAATTTCAGGAGCTGAGGGAATTAGTTTAGCTAAAGCAGATGTGTTAATTTTTTATAACTTTGGTTTTTCTAATGTAAAATTTACTCAGGCAATTGACAGATTGACCACAATGGAAAGAAAAGAAAACGATGTTTATTTTATATTCGGCAAAGGAGGAATAGAAGAAAAAATATACAATCGATTGGAACTTAAAAAGGATTACATAACATCAGCATTTAAAAAAGATTACAATGTCAAGTTTCCAAAAAAAGTTAATTAAAGAATACACGCAAAAAGGATATACAGTTTTGAAAACTATTCGATTGAACTCAAACGCTTATCCAGATTTGTTATGTATGAAATTAGGAGAGGTAGATATTTGGATTGAATCAAAAGAATTAAACGATGATTTAAAACCATTACAGAAACTAAGAATTGACCAATTAAACGCATTAGGTAAACGTGCCTTTTGTATGCAAGACACTAAGGGCATTATTTATCCCCTACCCAAAAATTGAGCCTTATTTGAAAACTAAAACGAACGAATGAAATGAGTTACAACAGAAGATTATATTTACTCAGAAAGAATACGATATTCTATAAACGAGAACATTATTTAAACTATCTAAAAAATAGTTGCAAAGGGAATGAATTAACTTTCTTTGAAAACATTTTATTAATGGGCGATATGCTTTATGCGTTAAACGGATTTATTAGACGTGAAAAGAAACTAATTAATCAAAAAGAAGTTGCAGATTACTATATTAAATTATTCGGATCTGAATTTAGAGGCGATAGAATAATGCATAAATACATTGACGACTTAAAATTAATTATGAGTTACTACGAATTTGAAAACTAAAAATAAATAGAGAAATGGAAACATCATACGAGATAATATCGATTACAGAAAAAGTATCAATACATTTTGTTTATGTGCCTGATGGTCATAAATTAAAAAAAGTTGATTTAGAAAATCATAAAATACATAAACTATCAAAACTAAATAGTTTGAATAGAGTTAAGAAATTACAAAACTTAAAACCTATTAACGGCTGTTTAGTGAAATTATTCAGAGATGCTTTAATAAAAAGAAATTGGAATTTCGAAAAGTTTCCTAATCCAGAATCGTTTATTGCGGAACTGATCGACTAACCAACCTTATTTTAAATAACATTAAAAAAATAGATTATGAAAGACTTACGGGCATCATTAAAAACAAAATGGTTCGAAATGACGAAAGCTAAAATTAAACGTGAGGATTATAGAGAAATTACTCCATATTGGATTAGTCGTTTAATTGAAAAAGAATTCGCGTGGGGATGCAAAACAATTGAAGATATTCAACATGCACTGTACGCATGTCCAAACGGTGTATTTAAAAAGTTTAATGCTAATATCATGACTTTGGGTTATCCAAAATCAGGAGATAAGAAAAGAATCATTAAATATAAACATGATGGGATAGAAATAAGAACAGGAAATCCAGATTGGGGAGCAGAACCAGGAAAAGTATATTTTGTAATTAAACACGGAGAAGAACTAACCCCTAAAACAGCTATTAACTATTAACGGAATTAATTATGAAACAAGCGATTAAGGTTATCGAAAAAAGAATAGAACTACTAAACAAAGAATTGGATAAAAAAGACAAAGATTTTGAAAATTGCGAAATGTTTTCAGATCATGAATTTTTAAGTAACGATTTAGCAAATATTGAATTAGAAATAATTGAACTACAAAAGGCAATCAAAATACTTAACGATACTATTGTTTAACTATTAACGGAATGTTTGGAGATAAAAAATAGAAAATAACCATGTCGTGAAACGCGACACCCTTAAAAACTTAAATTATGAAAACAATTGCAACAAAAAGAATCGTAAAAGTACTAATTGACGAAAAACACAGAAAATCATTTCCGTTGTTTATGCTGGATTATGTAAATAATATTCCGGCAGAAGAAATTGTTAAAATGTCAAAAGGAATGAGATTAACAGATAGTGATCACGTAATAGCATCGCCGTATGTTTTCGATACATTAGTTTACAATTATCTGGAATACATTAAAAAGAGCGAACCATACAGCTATGATATTGTTAAAAAAGCAAAAGTGATCGGAACCAGAAAAATAAAACAAAAATATTCTGCTGATTATTTCGAACTGTATTTTGATAATAATATTTCGATGAAATGCCCAGAATATATTTTTAATTACTCAGCTAATAAAATGCCGACACTAAACCGCAACTATTGATATGAAATACTGTAAATGCCGTAATCCTGAGTTAATGAAAACCAGATGCAGAAAATGTAATTTAGAAATTTCTACCATTGTTCATGAGTCTTTTGCAGACTTGGAAGCAAAGAAAAATAAATTATACGCATCTGGAAAACGTGATGAAGCAAGAGATGTACAGGCTGAATTGGATTTCCTGTACTACGGAATCAAAAAGGTTTACGCTGAAAGGGGGAAATAAAATGTTAAATTTTTAAATAAGATTAGGTTTATAACCAAATTATATATTATATTTGTATCAGAATAATAACCACTAATAAAAATAGAAATTATGGGATGTGATATACACATGTTTGTAGAGTACAAAAGAGATGGTAAATGGATGAATGGAGATTACTTCAAAAAGAATCCGTATTACAAAAAAAACCAAGAAGCAGAAAGCGAAGATTATTACGAAAAAGAATTTGAAGTTATAGAGCTTCACGGTAACAGAAATTACGATTTGTTTTCTACACTAGCAGGAGTAAGAGATTATTCAGGAAAAATAATTCCTGTAGCAGAAGAAAGAGGACTGCCTGAAGATGTTACGGAGTTCGTTAAAAAAGAATCAGACGAATACGGGTGTGATGGTCATACTCATTCATGGCTTACTTTGAAAGAAATTAAAGAATACGATTCTAAAAAAGAAAAGTTAACAATGACCGGATTACTTTCTTTGCAACAAAGAATTGATTTAGATAATGGAAATTTACCTGAACATTGGTGTCAGGGCACTAATCAACCAAATCACGAAAGAAGAGAATGGTTAGTAGAAAATTATACTTTAACCGCTTTGATTTCTAAAATGGAAAAAAGAGTACATGAGCTTTTAAGTCGTGATTGGAGAGAGTACGATGCTGAGAACGACGAAAATATAAGAATTGTTTTTTGGTTTGATAATTAATTGTTATGCTTAAAGAAATTCAACCAATAATTTTAAAAGACCTGATTAAAAAGTCAGGTCTTACAACTCAGAAGTCATTTGCTCATAAACATAAAATTGATGTAAGTTTCTTATCTGAGGTTATAAACGGAAAATCAGAATACAGATCAGCAACACTTCAGTTAATCGCAATGGATGAAGGATTTGAAATCGAGTTACATTATTTATTAAAACCAATAAAACAAAAGTAAGATGAAAATTAAAGACACCGAATACTACAGAGAATTAAAATTTAGAGATCCATACGGAAAAGTAACCATCAGGATTCAAAAAGATTTAAGTCAAATAACCTTAGAAACGGCAAATGGAGATTGTTATGCTGACATAGATAAAAATGAATTAGAAGCAATAAGAGATTTTATAAACCTAATGTTAACCAATTAAATTAGGAAATCATGTTATACATATCAAATAAAAAAGTAGAAAGAATCAGTACTTCAAAATCTGCATTGTACATTGTAATTGCTATATTAATCGTTTTAATCCCTGTCCTTATTTGGGGCGACTTATCGTAATGAAAGAAAAATTCTCAGAATGCCAAACGCCTTTTACTAAGTGTTGGTGTGAAGCGGTTCCAGGTAGAATGAATAATCCGCATTGTAAGGACGCGGTGGATAGTTTGCCAATACAAAGCGATGTACTGACTATCATTTTGGTTTTAGCTATATTCGCTTACGTTTATAATATATTTAAAATAAAACTATAATTATGGAATTTAAAGGAACAAAAGGTAAGTGGAATGTAATATCTCCATTCAACAATGAAGATTATTTGTTATTAGACGAAAATAGTTTTCAAATAGGAATTATTCAAGAAGAATACATACAAGATCCTGTCAAGATTAAATCCAACGCAAAACTAATTGCGTGCGCTCCTGAAATGTTGGAAGCGTTACAAAACATTGTTAAAGAATATGATTTAGATATTGTTCAGGGTATTGACGCAATAAAAATACGTGAACTAATAAAAAAAGCAACAACAATTTAACCAAGTAAATTATTAGGGATGGAAGAGCGATACGAAAAACGAACAGCCTTTAGAGATCATTTCGATTTGAATGATGATAATTTATATTATAAACGACTTGGCGAGTTATGGGCAGAATTTGGTAACTACGGTAAACGAACAACGCCTGCAGGACATCATTTTATTCAGGAAATTATAGAACATAATTTTGTTGATTGGAGAAGTTGGAATAAAAAAATGCATCCTGATTTAGTTGAAATAATTAAAAAAGAATTTCCTCAATTAATGTGTACATTTAAAAAGTATGCGCAGTAACAAAACCTAAGTACGAATTACAAATAAAGAGATTATGAAAGCAAACGAAATCACAGGAGTTATGAAAATACAATCTAACGACAAATACGAAACTTTCGAGTATAGAGACATGTATAACGATACTCAAACAGTAACGTTTCCTAAGAATTGGGATATGACTATTGAAGAAGTTGAAGAGTACCTTTCGATCAATTAACACGTTTAGTTACGTGTTTTTTGCTTTTTACGTTGAAAATTAGTAATTTTGAGACATGGAACTTACAGAGAAACAAGAAAGATTTTGCCAAGCATACATTGAATTTGGAGAGAAAGGACGCGCTTATCGTGATGCTTTCGATGCAGACGCTATGAATTCTAATTCTGTTGCAGTAGAGGCAAACAAGCTATTTAAAGACCCTAAAATCACCCTAAGAGTAAAAGAGTTGCAAGACGAAATCAGAGAGCGTAATAAGGTCAAAATTGACGATGTTTTAGGTGTTCTTGCCGATATGATAAAGTTTGATATTGCCGAGATTTACGATGAAAACGGAAGACTTAAATCAATACATGATATTCCTAAACAACATAGAGAGATGATATCCTCAGTAAAAGTTTATGAGGAATATATTACTATTTCCGGACAAAAAGAACTTATGGGGGAGACGAAGGAAGTTCGTTTATTAAATAAACTTGATGTTATTGAAAAATTCATGAAGCATTTAGGAGCTTATGAAAAAGACAATAATCAAAAACAAACAAATATAACAGTTAGCCCTTTGGTTCCAGAAGAAATAAAAAAAATAAATGACAACCTCGAATCTACTTACTAATTACCAAAAAGTATTAAAGGTAAAATGTGAGAATGATTTATTATTTTTCACCAGATATATTTATAAAGAAAATCACAGGCGTAATTTTATAGTTGCGCCTCATTTCGTTTTAATAGCTGAGTTCTTGACCAAAGTGTATAACGGAGAAATAAAAAGAGCTATTATAAACATTCCGCCCCGCTACGGAAAGACAGAATTAGCTGTTAAATGTTTTATAAGTTGGTGCCTTGCCAAAAATCCTGCATCTAAATTCATTCACTTATCTTACTCTGATGATTTAGCACTCGACAACAGCTCCCAAACAAAAGAATACATTGAAAGCGAATCATTTCAAGAACTTTGGCAAATGAAGCTTAAAAAAGATGCTCAGGGTAAAAAGAAATGGTTTAATGAATTAGGAGGGGGTGTTTATGCTACTGCATCTGGTGGAGCTATTACGGGATTTGGTGCCGGAGTAGCTGAAAGTAAAACTTTTGCAGGAGCAATTATAATAGATGATCCATTAAAGCCAGATGACGCTAATTCAGATGCTAAAAGAGGTTCGGTTAATGAAAGATATAATTCAACAATAAGAAGCCGTGTAAACGACAGAGAAACGCCTATTATTGTGATTATGCAAAGATTACATGAAGAAGATTTAAGCGGGTTTCTTTTAAATGATGGTTCAGGCGAAAAATGGGATCATTTATGTTTGCCTGCATTGGATGAAGAAAACAACCCGTTATGGAAAGACAAGCATTCATTTGAAGAATTAGAACAAATTAGACAAGCTAACCGTTATAATTTTGCAGGTCAATATATGCAGACTCCTTCTCCTGCTGAGGGTGGAGAATGGCGTAAAGATTGGTTTCAAATAAAAGACAAATCAGAAATACCATTTGAAAAACTAAATTGGGAACTACTTATTGATGGGGCGTACACAAAAGACACAAAAAATGACCCTAGCGGTTTCCAGATTGGCGCAAAATGGAATAATGATTACGTTATACTTTCCTCGATAGATAAGTATTTAGAAATGCCGGAGCTATTAAAATTCGTACCTAATCATATTTCTACTTCTGGAGTTAAAATAAACATGACTTTAGTGGAGCCAAAAGCCAGTGGTAAAAGTTTAGTGCAAATAATTAGACAGCAAACAAATATAAATATTTCGGAAATAAAGACTACTTTTGTTAATAGTTCAAAAATTGAGAATGCAAGAGCGTGTTCGCATTTTATTGAGGGCGGTCGTGTTATTTTGGTAAAAGGAAGTTGGAACGAGGCTTTTTTGCATCAAATAGCTATATTTCCAAATGGAAAACACGATGAGCATATTGATTTAACTTGCTATGGAATTGAACGGAATTTGATAGGAAATTCATTTTTCCTTATGTAATAAAAATTTATATATCTTTGTATCTATGGCGAATATATTATTAACAGGAATGAAATTAGGTCTTGACTACATTCGAGGTGGTAAAGAAGTCCGTAATGCTTACAATAAAGCGTTTTATCAGTTGATTGGAATGGGTTATGTGAAATACGACCATAAAAACCCTACCTACCTAAAACACGGATATAATGAAAACCCAACGGTTTATTCGATTGTAAACAAATCAACTGTAAAATTAGTTTCTGTTCCTTATGCCATCAAAGAAGTTGAGGACAAACAAAGCTATTCCAAGTTAAAACAATTAGACTTAGCTACTAAAGGTAATATTTCTATTCAGCAACATATTAAACGCAATAAATTAGAATTAAAAGCTTATTCAGATACAGAAAAACCTTTCCCGTTAGAACAACCAAATCCAAATCAAACATGGTCAGATATTTGGGGATTATACAAGACATACATGGATTTAATTGGTAATTTTTATCTTTATACTACGAAACCAGAATTTGGAATTAATAAAGGAGTTCCCAAAATGGCTTATGCATTGCCAGCTCATTTAATGCAAATTGTTTTAAAACCAAACGCTAACTTATTGGTTGACGAAAACCCGATAGATTATTACATGTTGATTAATGGAGAAAGCTACATTCAATTCCCTGTAGAAGATGTTATTCATGTAAAAACAGTAAATCCAAACTATGACCAAGCAGGATCGCAATTGTATGGGCAATCCCGTTTAAGAGCCGGATTAAGAAATTTACAATCTCAGAACTCAGCAATCGACACTAATATTCAGATGCTTAAGTCTGCTGGAGCATACGGTTTTCTATATGGAAAAGGAACACCGTTAACACCAGATCAAGCATCATCATTAAAAGAGCGTTTAGTTGAAATGGATAAAGACCCTGGAAGATTGGGTAAAATTGGTGCTTCATCTGCTGAAATTGGGTTTCAAAGAATTTCGCTTACTACAGATGAATTAAAGCCTTTTGATTATTTAGAATGGGATCAAAAGCAAATCTGTAATGTTTTAAACTATCCCGATGAATTATTAAACAATGATGGGCGTTCGTCTATTGGTGGCGGAAATGAAACTCAGGAAGCTAAAAAGACTTTGATTACTGAAAACATTAAACCTGATTTGGTATTGTTACAAGATGCTTTAAATAAGTCTTTTATTCCATTGTTTCCTGGTTATGAAAATAGCGTAATTGAGTGGGATGTCACAGATTTACCAGAAATGCAAACTGAATTAAAACAGCAAGCCGAGACGCTTAATCTATTACCTTTAACGCCAAATGAATTAAGAACTGCATTCAAATACGAAACATTAGACGACGATGGAATGGATGTTGTTTGGATTAATTCCGGCAAGCAAAGAATTGACGATGTAAGTGAGGGAGTAATGAACAATGCTAATCAATGATGGAATGGGAAAAACAACATCGAATATACGAACGTAAAGCGTATATAATTGTTCAGAAACACATAAAAAAAATCCTGAACAAAATTCCTGTTTCAAATACTGAATTATGGAATTATGAAGTTGTAATAAATATTTCAATAACGCAAGAAGACATTTATAAAATGTATGCTGAGGTTTACTCGACTATCGGAATTAACTACGGAAATAAAGTAAATAATTCTTTAGAAAAGGTAAAAAAGGCAAATGTTTTATTCAATCAGAACTTATTAAGGGAAATTTTACTATTTTTGTCTACTGAAGGCGGTGTTAAAATTACTTCTGTTCGTAATACGCTGATTGAAGATGTTATAAATACAATCAAACAAGCGATAGGAGAAAACGCAACGGTTGTTCAATTGCGTGATGCCATACAGTCAATAATAAGTAAGTCGCAGACTTTTTATAAATGGCAGTCGCTTAGAATAGCAAGAACAGAAACAACAAGCGCAAGCAATTTGGCAGCAATTAAAACAGCCGAAGCAAGTGATTTGGTTTTAGATAAAGTTTGGCTGAGCGTACAGGACAAAAGAACCAGAATAACGCCTTTCGATCATTTAGATATGAATAACCAAAAACAAGAACTGAACAAACCATTTTTTGTTGGAGGAGAAAATATAAATTATCCTGGTGATACGAAAGCAAGTGCCGGAAACGTAATTAATTGCAGGTGTACGATTGCATTTGTTCCTAAGCGTGATGCAGAAGGAAATTTAATATTAAAAAATACTTAGAATGGACGGATTGTTAGAATTTAAAAGCATTTCAGGTACTGTAAAAGATATCGATTATAAAAACCGTATTGTTACCGGTTATCTTGCTAATTTCGGAACCCGTGACCATGATGATGATGTTATTGAAAAAGGAGCTTTTGCAAAATCTATAAAAGAACGAAAAGACAGTATTTATTTTCTTAATCAGCACGATTGGTCTAAGCCTCACGGCAAGTTTTCAGAATTGAAAGAAGACAATACAGGATTATATTTTGAAAGTATGCCATTGCCAAACACTTCATATTCTAACGATCTATTGGAATTATACGCACTTGGAATTGTAAACGAACATTCTATTGGATATTCTGTTACAAAAGCATTGCAAGGAGAGAATTGGAAACGAACAATTAAAGAAGCAAAACTTTATGAGGGAAGCAATGTAACATTAGGCGCCAATTCAAAAACTCCATTCCTAGGGTTTAAAAACCGTTCTATTGGAGAAATAAACGATCAGGTTTCGGTTATATTGAAAGCAGTTAAAAGCGGACAATTTACAGACGAAACATTTATGCAGTTAGAAATTGCATTAAAACAGCTTCAATTAGAAAGCTA